GGCTTTGTTGGCCTTGTCGTAACTCAGGAATAAGGGGAAACACTATGCACCTAGCTCTTTGGACTGACATTGTGTCAATCAAGCGCCGTAACAATAGCAAGTTTGGCAACCCTAGCTTTGCCGTAACGTTCTTGCATGGCGAACAGACCTTAACGGGATACACTAAGGCCAATGCAGGTTTTGCCTATGCAATCACTGGTGACGAAAGGATTGCCACTATAGAATACCACATGACGCCAAAGGGTAAGGTTGTCATTACTGATCTAGTCTGGTGATTGACAGAGTTTTGCCCATGTGCTGAGGTGTATGGGCAATGCTAAGGCAATCTTAAACACAGAGGGACATCCTATGTCTTTTGTCGACAACATCCTGTCAGCCTATGCGCTGGCAACACCAGAGGAAATACATCACGGCATGTCTTGGTATGCCGGGGCACAGGCTGATGCACAGGCTATCGCTGACGATTGCGAATTGCCCTTGCATGTGGTGGTAGGTGTCATCTCAGCTTTGTCGCCAACCAACCTATGGGGGCAGAACGTCAAGGACGCAAGGCTATTCTGCGAGACGTTTGTGAATGGAGGATACTATACGGATGTAAAGGCCAGCACATACAAGAAAATGTGGGAAAAGGCTTGGGCCATCCTTGAGGCGGTGCCTCTGGACTGTCAACATGTGGCGACGATACTGAACGGCCCTAAGATAACAGACTTTTTCTGGTGCATCATGGGGCATGACAATTGCGTGATTGATGGCCACGCTTGGGGCATTGCATACGCTGACCGCAGGGTCATGCAAGAAGTGCCTAGCATTGGCAAGAAAGCACGGGCAGAATTGCAGGATGCCTATCGTGTGGCAGCACATACTTGGGGCTGCAAGGCATATCAGATGCAGGCTATCACATGGGTGGCATGGCGTCGTATTCACGGCATTAGCTAAGGGAAGGGGAAGACATGACACATGTGACACTAACGGCGCAAGAGGCTGATCTTCTTTATGAGGCTGCGGCGTCTTACAGCCAAAACCTTTGCAATGATGTAGATGAATGGCGTCTTCTTAACCGCGCCCTAACTAAGTTTCGCAAGGCTACCACCATCACGATAGAAGAAGAGGAATAGAGTCATGGACTATAACGCGATACGCAAGGAAGCTCAGGCACTGGCCCATGAGGCGGGGCTGGATTGGCTGGTCAGATACTACGGCGGGCAAGATGCAGGCATGTGTGGCTTTGCATGGGTAAACATACGCCCAGCCAATAAAGGCAACACTAAGGCGGGAAGGGAAGAACGCAAGATACTTAGGGCCATGGGCTTTGCGCTAGATTGGACAGGTAAGGAATTTCAATGGTGGAACCCTTCTGGACTAGGCTGTCAGAATGTAGAGGCCAAGATGAAGGGTGCGGATGAAGCTGCTAAGGTGTTGCGGGGCTATGGGTTCGATGCCCGTGCAGGTTGGCGGTTGGATTAATCGCAGCGCAGCGAGAACACTTATCAAGGGAAAGGAGAAAGAGAATGGACAAGGATAAACTGTTGTCGTTTCTTGATGATCTAGCGTATGATCTCAAGGTGGTGCAGGCTAATGCGTCACAGGCTAAGCGAGATGCGTTCAGGTCGTATGATGTGGCGGATGCTGTCGACGGATTGGATGGCGTGATGGATAGCGTCAAGGCTATTAGGGATAGCATCCTGAACGTCAAGGAAGATTTGGAGTATCGGGCTGTAATGGAAAGGGTCGGGAAATGAAAAGAGTTATCGAACACTTCGACACAGAGGTGGAGGCAATTGCTGAGGGTGAACGCTGCAAGGCTTTACTCTATGGCTATGGGTATCGCTATCAGGTATACCATACGGATGATGGGTGGGTCTTGGATTCCACCAGATACACAACCTGTGATTGATCGCAGCGAAGCGAGAACACTTAACAGAAGGAGACGGCAAATGCTACCTGAAATGACACTGGCTAACGTGCGGGACTTCATGATTATCATGTGGGTTGCGCTGCAGGGATTCGGATGGTTCCACCCTACTTCCTATGGTATCTTCCAAGCACAAGTAGAGGAAGCTTACCTTGAACATGCAGAACGTCTTGGATACTGGGAGGAATGAACGTGGTGCATGTCAAGTATCTTAAGGAACCTAAGCAGGCTAGGTTTCCCTCGGGTGACCCTAACCTTACGTGCCTCACAAAGAAGCGTGGTGACCTACGCAAGGCTGTAGAGGATGCTGAGTGGCTAGGGGAGGCTGAACGTCTCTCCAGCATGGAAGAAGAAATGTTCTGGGTAGAGGATCAGATCGCCAAGGGTTACCTCTATGAGCCTAACTTCTGATGGTGGGTGAGGTTGTCGGTATTCTAGTGACTGTTGCAGTAATGTCACGCATTGATCTCGTCGTCTACTTTCTTTATCGGGTCTTCAGATAGCTGTTGACGGATCAGAGAAAGTTGCTACCCTAGGGCTCTGCCCCTGCAGAGGGTCTAATGTATATCCCCTATAGGCAGGCTACGGCACACAACGTAAGGACTAACGTAAATGACTAACACTAAATCTCCCCCTTCTATCGACTACCTACGTAAGCGCCTACGTTATGAGCCTGAGACAGGTAAGCTCTTCTGGCTGGACTACGAAGGTATGCCTAACAATTGGAGGGCTAGGTGGGTGGGTAAGGAAGCCTTCACTGCTACCGCCTACGGCTATCGGCAGGGAAAGATTGACCGTGTATGGTTTCTCGCTCATCGTGTAGCTTACGCAATCCACCACGAAGAATGGCCTAACGGCCCCATAGACCACATCAATGGGGTAAGGAACGATAACAGGATCAACAATATTCGTATCGTTTCTCAGAGGGAGAATAACCGTAACGCGGCCATGCAGATCAACAACACGAGCGGAGTTAATGGGGTTCATTGGAATAAAGCGTCTGGTAAGTGGCAGGCTTCGATCATGGCTGACAACCGAAGGAAGCACCTTGGGCTTTTCGACACCATTGAGGAAGCCGCAGCAGCCCGTAAGGAAGCAGCAGCCAAATACGGATACACTGAACGTCATGGCACTAAGGCGGAGAAAGTAGAATGACTAACATAGCTCACCTACCCTGTCCCTTTGTCGATTGCGGAAGCAGTGACGCCTTCTCGTGGTCGCCGGATAAGAGTTGCGGGAGATGCCATAGCTGTGCTAGAGGTTATCCGTCCAGACACCCTGTCTATGATTGGGCCAATGAAGAATACCCTACGCAATCCGTAAGAGAGGATACCACTGCTATGCTGAATACCCCTACGCTATCTGTCGTTCAGGAAGAGTTCCTTACCCCCGTCTATCGGTCGATGCGTTCTATCTCCGAAGACACCATGCGCTTCTATGACGTTAAGACTATGGTGAATGCTGACGGAGAGAGCGTCAAGCAAGCCTATGTCTACCCGTCTGGTGGTCGTAAGGTAAGAACCTTGCCTAAGTCTTTCCGTGCTGAGGCTGGCCTTAAGGGCGACGAGTTGTTCGGCATGGACAAGTTCAATGCGGGCAGTGCTAAGGCTGTCGTCATTACCGAGGGTGAGCTTGACGCTATGTCGGCCTTCCAGATGCTTGGGGGCAAGACGCCTTGCGTAAGTATCCCGTCAGCAACCCCTAGCCAGAAGCTCTTCGAGAAATGCAAGGAATGGCTGGACAGCTTCGACAAGATTTATGTGTCGTTTGACAGTGACAACAAGGCTGAGGGTGTGGCTGAGAAGCTTGCTAACCTCTTCCCTAACCGGGTGTACGCCATCCCTCACGACAAGTACAAGGATGCCAATGAGTTCCTTGAGGCGGGTGCTCGTGAGAGCTATCGCAATGCGTTCAGCCATGCGAAGAAGTTTATCCCTGAGAACATCTTCAACACCCCCGACCAATTCTTGTCGATCCTCCACGACGATGATGATAGTAGTTATGTGTCGACAGGTATCCAATCGCTTGACGACGTGATCCTCGGCCTCATGCGTGGTCACTTCACGGTGTTCCAAGCACCCGAAGGTATCGGTAAGACAGAGTTCATGCGCTATCTGGAATACTCCCTGCTGACCCAGAACGACGACATCAAGATCGCTATCTGCCACATGGAAGAGGTGAAGAAGCGCAGCCTGTTGGGTCTGGTGTCGTATGAGCTTAAGAAGAACGTGACCCGTAAGGACTTGATCCATAACCAGACCGAAGTGGATCAGGCTATCACGAAGCTGTCGGGTGATGAACGCCTGTATCAGTTTACCTTGGGTGTCGACGAAGACCCCTTGGAGATTCTGGAGCGTATTCGTTTCCTGACTGAGGCGTGTGGCGTAAGCTACATCTTCTTCGAACCCATCCAAGACCTTGCGTATTCGCGTCAGGGTGACGAGAGTGTAGAACAGTTCTTGTCTCAGTTGTCGACCAAGCTTGCACGTATCTCCGCTGAGCTTAACGTAGGGATCGTGACCATTGCACATGAGAATGACGATGGTGCTATTCGTGACTGCCGCATGATCGGTAAACGTGCATCTGTCGTCATTAAGCTTGAGCGTGACAAGATGGCCAAGGATGATGAAAGCCGCAACACTACCAAGCTTCTTGTCGTCAAAAATAGACCGACAGGTTCCACAGGCTACGCAGGGCAATTGTTCTTCGATAGCGAGACGTTCACCCTCTCAGAGAAGTTTATGTAACATGCAGCTTTTACCTACGATCTGCGCTATCCTCTACACCCTCGGTGCCTTCCTCTACTACCTGCACCAGATAACCATTCTCTACTTCAAGGAGGTCGACGACTACAGCGAGGCTAAGGTTTTGACTAACGCAGTGATCTGGCCTTGGCGTACACTAGAGATCGTGGTAGATTACGTTCTTACGATGAACAGAAGGGATGAAGACGATGAGTGAGCATCACGACCACAGAGATGACTGCCCGTTCAAATTCGCTACCCTAGACGTGTGCGACTGCGTGGAAAGGAACATGCTGGACCGCGTCAAAGCCCTCGAAGCCAAGCTGACGAAGGCGGAGGAGGCGTTGCGAGATCTGACAAAAGCGTTCACCGAAAAGGTGGATGTTGTGGCCAGCCGCGTCAAAGCCCTTGAGGCCAAGCTAGACGCAGCTATCAAATTGGCAGAACTTATTCGTAGGAATGCTGGTCTAGGGATGAACCCAAGCACAGACCTTCAGCACATGGCAAGTGATCTATTGGCAATCCTGAAAGGAGACACCCCATGAGTGACAATGAACCCTTCCAAGTTGTCGTCACTAACGTCGAGGAGCATGAGGATGGTGCAGCTACCTACTCATTCGCTATGGACGACAAAGCTCAGGTAGAGATAGCGAATATCGGCCTAGAGTTTATGCTCTACTGTGCCTCTTACGGACTAGACCTGCAGTACGTGCTAGAGAACCTTAAACTCATTGCAGACCACCAAAATAACGTAGGCACAGATAGTGGGAAGTGAAGACAAGAAGACAGTATTGACACACCATGCCGTACCGTGGTCTACATGCAAGCCTGTGGTCGTCAAGGTGACGTTACCTAGGGAGCCTTGGAGTAAGGAGGACAAAGATGAATAACTTCCTGACTTGGTGGGAGCGAAGGGGTTGGTGGTTCGCACGTAAGCACAACCTGAGTGAAGAAGTCGTAAAGGAGATATGGGATGAAGTGTGTCGCTATGGATATCGAGACTG